TATTTACGAGAATTCCGGCATCGGAACGACCGAGGCCGAGACTTTCAAAAAGTGCGCTCGCGGGAAGAAGTGGCTGAGATGGATCTTCGAGCGAAAGCGCATTGAACCCCAGGCGGGATGCGAGCATTCCCATGTTTATTTCCCAGCCTTCTTGCGAGACTTAGATTTTTCGATCAGCAGCGCAAATCCGAAGCACAGCATCGCAGCTAATATCAGAGCGGCCGGCCACCAGATCACAAGCGCTGCCGCCTCCGCGAAGACGACGCCTGCGATCAGCAGATAATCCTGGAGGTCCATTCTCGATTCGACACGGGGCGGCGCGGGTTGCGGCCGCCCCTGCTCCTCGATGATGATCGACGGCATGTGTGTCGAGTTCGGGAGAACCTTAGACCTCGCTCAATGTGACGTTGAGTTTTTCCTGTGTGTTAGAAATCCACTGGCCGCCGAAGCTGCGCATCTGGATATAGTTGAAGACCGCATTGGCAAAAGTCGCGGTATCGTCGGCTCCGTTTATGACGTTCGCCGGAGTCGTCACAACGTGTGCCTGGGCGGTCAGGGACATGATGACGCAGCCGAGGCCATCGGCAGTCGGCGCGGCCAGCGTGTAAGCCCCGGCGCCACCACTGTACGTAATGTAGTTGACGCCAGCGGTCGCAATGCCAGTCGCCCCGGAAAGGACGTTGGGGGCGGAATTTGGTGCGCTGGAGCCGAGTGCTGTGAGGGAAAGTGCCATTCTGTTTTTCTCCTTGGAAATTCGATTTTACGGCGATTCAGTCGCCGCACTGTTTAGACTTCGCTTAAGGTCGCGCCGGAACTCGCCAACGCCCACCATTTCGCGTTGTAGGCGATGAGGTGTATATAGTCCGTCACTGCCCCGCCGAAGGTGATAGTATCGTCCGCTCCGTTGATGACGTTCGCCGCCGTGGTGACTGTGTGCGCGTGCGCTGTGGTGCTCTTAATGAGCAGTGCGCGTCCATCATCGCCACCGGCAGACGGTTGCCCGGCGACCGGAGTGAACAGGGTAAGCGCGTCCACCCCGGCCGTCGTGATGAACACTGAACCTTCGCGAATAGCAACGGCATCAGTCGCTCCGGAGGCCACTTGAACGCCGGATAACAGATCGAGTGCCGCGAGATCGGCGGCCCATCCTGAATTAACGCTACCCGTGCTCGTATAGGGCAGGGTGAAAGTATTGCGGTACGGTGCGGACATTTTTTCTCCTTTGGAACTCAGAGCAGGCGGATTCCCCGCGTGCTGTATACCGATGCGGATTTAGCCCCGATCACCGTGGCCCTCGAAAGGGCCATGATGAGCGCCACCGCCCCGTCAATCTTATTTTCGTCGCGCTCTTTGCGCGGGAATACCTGCTCTTTCGCATCTGTATGCGCGGTCAGGTTTCCGATCATCCACGTCATGCACGGGTTGCCATCGTGGTGGATGCGCCCGGCGGTTATCAGCGCGTCGAGCTGCTTCATCGGCTCGCTCATATACGCCACCATCTGCGGAATTTCCGCGGCTACCGTCGTGGTCCGCTTCGCCACCGTCTGCGCATAATGCTCAGCGTTCGCGGGGTCGAAAGCCAACTCACGGATTTTGAACTGCTGGCAGTCGGCTATCGTGTCGTCGGTGAATTTGTCGAAGTCGAGGACTGGCCCCGGAGTAGTCAGGAGCGCGCCTTTGATGGCCCACGCCTGGTAATGCTGGAATTCCGGCCTTGCCGCCCTGTCTGCCGGGAGGTAATGCCGGCCGAACACATAATAGTGATCCACCCCGGACAGGTTCTTTTTGAACACGATTACCCGGCTCGCAATGTCTTTTTTCGACGCCAAATCGGCGCCAGCCACGCAAAGAAGGCCGCGGAACTGATCGGGATCGAGAGATGGATCGGCCAGCCGATTCCATTCTTCGAGATTCAGGAATGCCGAATTGGCACCCACCCAGATATTCAGGTGCTTCGTCTTAAAGACGGCCTGCTTACGAGCATCCGCAATGGCGTTGACCTGTTCCGAGCGCAACGTCTCGCCAAATGCCGAAACGTCGTAGTTTGGATTCGCCATTTTCAAGGCGTCTTCGACCGTCCAATCGGTGCCTTCATCCACCGTCCATATACACCCGAACAGCTCTTGACGGTCGAGCGACCCCATGAGCACCTGCTCGACATCGCCCTGCATGGCTTTGCATGGCCCAGCGAGATTCGAGCCGGCCGTCGTTATCACCAGCAGGAGCGGTTGCTTCCGCGCCATCATGCCGGTGCGCATCGTATCGAGCAGAGAATCGGAGTCATGCTCGTGGTATTCGTCCACGATGGCGCAATGCGGGCTCGCGCCGTCTCCAGGCTTGCCAATTACCGGCTCGAACCGGGAACCGTTAGCGAGGATGGACATAACGCGGGCATTCGAACCGGCAACCCCGGTTTCAATTCCGAAGGCTTCTTTGAGGTCCGCGGTACGCTCGACCATTTGTTTGGCGGGCCGAAAGACCTCCCAGGCCTGTTTCTCGGTTGTAGCCCCTGAATAAATTTCACTGCCGAACTCCCCATCCGCCGCGAACATGAAAACGCCGATGCCGGCGGCGAGCGTAGATTTTCCATTCTTCCTCGGCACGCAGATATAAGCGATGCGGAAACGCCGGAATCCGTCCGATTTCTTCACCCAGCCGAACAGCGAACAAACGATGAAGCACTGCCACGGCTGCAATCGTAGGTCTTCGGATTCGGCGGCCCAGCTGCCTTTGACGTGCGGCAGCCCCTCAATAAACTCGCAGGCCCGCCCCGCCTTTGCTTCGTCGAATCGGAAGGGCCACGCCGGATCGCGCGAAGCGACCAGATCCTTCAAGTGCCGCTCACATGCCAACCGCACCCATTTGCATGAGAGTATACGGCCTTCGGCTACATCTCGGGCGTACTGCGTGCAGCGGGCGGAATAGGATAGAGCCGGAGGCGTTACCTCAGCCCGCTGGCGTAATTTCGTGGACCGCGAATTTCGCGAAACGATTTTGCTTTTTTTCTGAGTTTCCAATCTTCGCAGCCTTCGTCTTCGATGCCGCCGTGAGCCCTAGCTCGCAGGCCCAGATTTTGCAGCGGTCATTCGCCGCGTCCCGCACGGCTATGTAGGGCGATTTAACTTTCACGCCGTCGTCATCGACGATGGTCCCGAATTCCACCACCATGCGGGCTGCCTCCTCGCGCTCCGCAAAATACAGGCAGTAGCCGGTCAGGGCGGCCAGATACGCGGGGCTCATCACCCCCGCCCGCGACAAGATCGGGTACACTCGAGCCCATTCGGCCTTCGCGCCCGCGCTCAGCCAATCCGGGCAATCGATATCTCCCGCTTCGAGGTCCGGCTCATCCGGTCTGCGGCGCTGCGGGTTTTTCTTGTATGTCCCGCGCAACTCATTGATAGCGCTGGGGGTTGGTGGTCTTCCTGCCATTTTATTTCCAGCTTGGGTATTGTGCTGTTTGTTTTTTCTGCTATGATGGAGTAAATGAGCCGCAAGCCGACCACCACCGAAGCCCGCGCCATGGCAGCCGCGCGGAAAACATTCAACGGCGGGCGCCCGCGCATACCTCGCGCCTGCCCGAAATGCGGAACGCCCTGTAAATCAACGCGGGCCGCGTTGGGGCATTGCTCATGAGCGCACCTACCGGAGCCGAGCTCATGCGCCTGGTGAAGGAGCGCAGCGGAGATACCGTACTGCTGGCCTTTTCCGGCGGAAAGGACGCCATTTCCGCTTGGCTTGCGGTACGGGATCACTTCCGCGTGGTCCCGTACTTCATGTACCTGGTGCCGGGCCTCGAATTCATCGAAGAATCGCTCAGCTACTACGAGCGGGTGCTCGGCACGCGCATTATCCGCGTCCCGCATCCGTCTCTGTTTCGCTGCCTCAATAATCTTGTGTTCCAGCCCCCTGAGCGCCGCGCTTTAATTGCTCGCGCTCGTCTCGACAACTTAGACTATAAAGACATCCAGGACCTGCTACGCGCAGACCACGGTATCCCGCGCGCCTATGTCGCCACCGGAGTGCGCGCCGCCGATTCCCCGCTGCGCCGTCTGGCCGTCATGCGCCACGGCGTCATTAACGACAAAAAGAAGCAGTTTTGGCCGGTCCACGACTGGCGCATTGCCGATGTCTGGCGCGAAATCGGCGCAGCTGGCATCAAACTGCCGGTCGATTACGAGATGTTCGGGCGATCCTTCGATGGCCTCGATTACAGATTTCTCAAGCCGATCAAAGATCGATTCCCGCGCGACTATGCCCGCATCCTCGAATGGTTCCCGCTGGCGGACCTCGAAATATTCAGGAGATCAAATGCGAAAACTGTCTGATATGTTCCCAGGGCGCGCTATTGACACGCCCTCACCGTCCGTCGAACCCCGCAACTTTGAGACAGAGGTAGCGGCTGAACTTAACGAGATGCAGCAGGGGTTCAAGGATCGCGCACAAGCCGAAGCCGCACGATTCAAAGCCGTGACCGACTCGGAATACTGGGTCTGCCTCTGCTTTCAAACGCGCGCACAGGCCGAGGAATTCGCCGCGAAACTTGGACTTCCACAGGGCCAGAAATACGCCGATGGAAGAAGTGCCGCCGAACGATTGGGAATTCAGATCGATTCTCCCGATCCAGTCTGGCCAAAGATGCGCAGCCTGGGAAAGATCCCGGTCGGAACGCTACGTCCCTGACGAGCGCCCTCCGCCCGATCCACCGCGACCACCTCCGCCGCCTTTTCCACCTCCGCCCTTACCGCCTTTCGCGCCTTTCGCGCCCTTTGCGCCTTTCGCGCCCTTTGCGCC